TTTAGCCACAACCGATACATGGTGCAATTTACTTTATTGTTGCGATAGTCAATTTCCATTCGTCCAGGTAGGAAATCAAAATCCGAATTGTTGAAAACGCCGGTGTATGTCAATTTTGTTGCCAATGACATGATTTTTCCGGATTGTGTCAACCCGTAAAATGTGCCTTCAATCTTCGCTCTTGGCGCACTCGCGTCAATTGCATCGTCATACGTCACCAATTCCCCAACGGCTTTATTTTGGTCCAATGTCGGCGGGGCAATCCATTGTGACGTCCGGGTTTGGATTATATTATTGAAACCCAATTCATACAATGTTCCGCCAATTGTGTTGCGCGGCGAATCGTCAAACGTCACGTCCACATCGCTAATGTTTTTAATGATTGGCGTTTGGGTTTGTTGGTGTACCTGGCCTTCAATTACTGAACTTTGATTAATCACCGGGATGTATTCAACCCGGAAATTGGTGATGTATGTTTCCTGTCCTGCCGTTATTGTATTTGAGTTGAAAAATTGATATATCAACCCATCATATGGCACCTGTGGTGTTTTTATTTCAACAAACAACCCCTCATTGACATTTTGCCCGGTTGGGATTGTGACATTCCAACCAACACCCAATGTCCATGAAAATGGGTTTTCATTCGCATACCGATTGGTTGTGCCATCGTATAAATTGACAACTTCAACCAATGTTCCGGGTCCAGGTTGCGAAAAGTTTGATTGTACCGTGTAGGAAATGACCATTTTGTCCAATTCCGAAATTTCAAACGGTGTGCATTTTGCCTGACAATCACCTGCCAAAACCAATGCCCGGACAATTTCCGCGCCATCCGCATCAAAACCAACACGGATGATTGGGTCATTTGGCGGGATTGTTCCGTTTGGCCTCATGGCCGTAAATCCCGGCGCTTCGTATTCGTAATATGTATTTGTGCCAATGGTGTATGTTGTAATGAGCGGCCCCAATATTTGAAAATCGTTGTTGTATATCAAATACCGCGGTTGCTCAAATCTAAATGTTTCCTTCACAATTTTGAACGGCCTGACAATACTGGACAATGGCGCATTTTCCGGATATGTGGCCTGATTCCATCCGATAAAATATTGGTCGGTTAAATTAATGGAGTTTGCATATTCAATCGGTTCATTTGGTGCCGGGACCGAATAAATATATCCGGATGGATTGCCATAATGATATTCGTCCCAACGAATCACGACCCATTGCCCATTTGCCTGGAATAGCGTCATTTTGAACACCTGCAAAATTGATTCCAACACATCCCAACATGATTTGAATGAATCTTGATTCAAAAACATTTTGCAATCAACCATTGTCTGTTCAAACATGGCCCGTTGGCCAATCATGTCGGCCTCCTGCAACGTATTATAGTAAATTAGGTCCATGCCCGGCATTGTAGCCGTGTAGTCATATAGGCCGCATTGCGCCAAAATATGAACCAAAATATCATGCAGCGAATTGCGCCGATAAAAGTTTAATGTTGCTCCGGAATCACCAATGCGGCAACGCCAGGGGATTGTATCACCGGTGGCAAATGTGGCAACCTGTACCCTGTAATTTCCGTTCAAATAATCTTCAACACCTGTAATTGTGTAGGCGGCATTCACTCCGGCATCATAATGCCCGTAAACGGTAAACACGTTTCCAACAACAGGCACAAAATCGGTGTTGGTTATATTGACATAGTATTCCGGAATCGGGGCAACGAAATCATTTTGAACCGTTGCCGGAATGCCCATATCCTGCAAATTTTCATCCAATAAAAAATCCTTTAGCAACCCCAACCCATCATTGAACGATAAAGACACCGCATGGGCATAATCAACCAGGTCCTCATTGCAATCGTCCTGCACCAAATAACCGATGAACAACTTTTGATTCAATGTTGTGCATTCGACAATGATTTTCCATTTGGTATCATCTTCCGTGTACCAAATCGTCAATGGTGCATTCCCGGTATTTATGTATGAAAATTTTACGCTGCTACCTTTTACCGCTGGTTTAACTTCATCCGTGTCCCAGGTATGGACAATCGGTGATGATGCAGCAATCAACTCAATTGGAATAATCACCGCACCATTTTTTTCATAAATGGTCACAACATAATCGTTGCCGGACGTGTCGGAAAATTCACTAAAATATTGTTCAATGTATTCGTTAGCCATTTCGTCGATTTGTTGCCGTTTGGCGGTTAAATGCAATCACCAAATCCGAACCGCGCAATGTGACGTTTGGAATGTATCCCATTGGTGAAGATGCGGACAATGAATTCAAACGATAATTAGGGATAACATCGGAACCGGATGGCAACCGTACCAATTCCGGGCCGCGCTCACCAACCAGGGCAACACCACCACCGAAATTGGTGACACCGTCAGCAAATTTTGGCAATGAGTTTTGAATTGCTGAACCTAATGCAATTAATGCAACACCGGCAACAACTCCCAAAATTGGATTTCCGGCAAATGCTGCATTTAGTGCAGTTTTTATCGTTGCGATTAATTTACTTCCGACAATTACGCTTTTACCCAAACTTTTTAACGCTTCACCCAAAATTTGAGCGATACCTGCAAACACTTCACCAAAACTACCCTTGCCCGTCAATACTTTGCCCAATCCTTCACCCAATGCAACAAATGAATCAATCACGGCATTTGCCAAAATCGCGGATTGTTCATTGGCAATATTTGCCAAATTGGTGTAATATTCTTTTAATTCCTTTTCCTTATCACTAACACGGACATTGAGCGGAATATTTATTGGCGTTGCTTTCCGAAATATTTTATCAAAACTTTCCTGTGTTTCCCTTGCAATTCGGTTGGCTTCCTCAATTTGTGCAGCGGCGTCCTCCCTTGTCAAAACGCGAATTGTCGCAGGTAATTCTAAACGACCGATTTTTTCATCTTCAACCGCTTTTTTAATTTTCTTTACTGATTTTTTTACTGCATCGCTCCCCTCATTTGCTTTGGTTCCTAATTTCCCGAAAAGCAATGTTGACTTCAACAATTGCTCATTAAAAAACGTTTGATTGTCGGAAATTTGTTTGTTAATCGTTGCAAGTTGCGTTTGTGCCGCCGTCAATGATTTCACGGCTTTGTCCCTTGCAATGGTGAACGCCGTTCCCCTTCCCAATTCCTGGTCCCGAATTGTCAACGATGCGGCATTCTTTACAAATGCCCCCTGTGCCCTGGTTGATTCAAGTTGTGCCGCCGTAACTTGCCTTTGGGCATCCCTTTGCTGAATCAACAAATTTGCCTGGTTTTCGGCCAATTTATTTGCCAATGCCTGGGCAACTAATGCGGCGGTATATTGATTAACTATATCGGTCCCCTTTTGTGTAGCGACATTGGCCAATGTCAACTTTTCACCATAATCTCCCAAAATTTTATTCGCTTGCTTCAACGCTTCATTCCGTTGCGTCAATGGCAATGTTGAATCAGCGGCAATTTGAGCAAATCCCGATAACTTTACCCCGGTTGCCAATGCTGCCGTTTCCGCATCCTTCAATGATTTGTTGAACTCGGCAATTTTTTTGGCGGCTTCGTCGGATGCTTCGGCGGTCTTGAAAAACCCGTCCTTTGATAATTTTGTGAAGGCGGCTGTCGCAAGAGAAACGGCCAAACCCAAACCGGCGGTTGTTCCCAAACTTTTGAACAATGTTATAAATGCGGAACCGGTTGAACCCGTTTCGGCCTTCAATCGTCCAAATGATTCAATCAGCGGATTGATGTTGTTTTGTATTGCAATAAAGCCGAATGGTGCATCCTGCGCAATACGCCCCAAATTAATCAAAGATTGCCCTGCCGTGTTGGATGACTTCGCAACTCCACCCAATGATGTACTTACCTTCCCCAACTGGGTTGCCGCCGTATCCGCACCCGTGACCGTTACCGGTATATTTATTCCGCTCATTTCATTTTGTGTTTTCGTTTGATTTCATCCCACATTTGACGGTCAACGGTGATTTTGTTTTCATCATTGTCGCGGGTCAACGGCCATATTGTGTCAATGTTTTGTTTGCCACCCAATGACCGGTAAATGATTGTTGCCGCATTCCGTATCGCCAACGATTCATCCTGTAAGCGAATAAAATAACCCCGGGAAGCAAAAAAATACTCACCGGGGTCACTCAAATAAAATTCGCGCGGGGTCCATCCTAAACGACCACATGCCATTTCTATGCATTTGCCGCGATAGTCACCGGCTTTGGTTTTTCCTTTTTTTTTGATTCATCCACGGCGGTTTGGTATTCCTCCGTTTTTTTATACGCTTCCGAATGTTTGAACGCTTCCGCAATGGTGTTGACCTGGTCGGGCGACAATGCATCAACCCAATCCATGACTTGTTCCATTGTGAAATCAACTTCAACACCTTTTGCATACGCATTGCCAACCAAACCACCATACACCATTGCATATGCGGCGGTTGCGTCAGGAAATTCCTTTGATGCCTTTTCGGACATGACAATCAAAGCCAGGTTGTTAAATTTCAACCCGCGTTCCTGACCGCCCATTTCTATTTTGCAATAATTCATTACGGTGTTACGGTTTGCGTTGTTGAACCATAAATTGACAATGTCCCGGAAAATGTGGATGGGTCGGTTTGGTTGTAGTTTTTGGACAACTCCGAAATGAAACCGGTGCCGCTCAATTCCTCATCACCGGTGATTGGTGATGCCGGTGCAATCTTCCAACCAATTGTTGTTTGGGATTGCCACAACGTAAACAGGTCAACACCGGAAATGGTGCCAGTTGTTGGGTCGTATAAATGTTGCCCTTCAAACGATACGGAATTGGTTTGTGTGCCGGGCAATGTATCTGGTCCACATTTGGATGTTGCGTCAATTACATTGGACGTTCCCTGCCATGTTTGGTTTGTTAAACATACAACGGTGTCATATGATGTGCCACCCGCCGGGTCAATAAACAACAGGACGTTTTTCCCTGATAATTTGTGTTCAGCCATGATTTTGTGTTTTTATGGGTTAAAGTTAAAAATTTATCAATCGTAAAGGAAAAACAATATTTCCCCAACTTCGCAGGGTTGTTCAAATGACACGGTCCCGGTTGCAGAATCAAATGTGAACCGTTTGTCGGTCGGCGGTCCAGGTGAAACCAACGTGTACTGGATGCCATCTTTGAAAAGGCAAATCGGGTTTTGACCGACCGCATCGCCAACCACAAATGACGTTTCCCCACCTGTGGCAATGTAGGTGAACCGGCTGACCCCATTGACAATGATAATTGGAGTTGTGCCGTTCCCGGTTCCACCAATGAAAATGTTGTGTTTGAACGTGATAAAACGGTCAATGTACATTCGGTTGCCCAAATACCCGTAATTGTTCGTGTTATCGCTCACCAATTCCGTTGACACCATTTGCACCCCATCCATCGGCAAAACAAATTGGCTGATTGCATAAACGTATTGATAAACATCATCCGCAATTGTTTCGACCAATCGCCCCTGGTTGGCGTATTCCTGATATGTGTGGATTTCAACCGTGATTTGGGTTTCCGTGTCGGCTGAATTTTTGGTGGATGCTTCGTTTGAATTGATGGACCTAAAAACAATGTATTCCTCCGGATTTTGATTGTTTGGTAATCCCTGATAATACACAGGCAACCCCGTTGCCGTCAATGCCGCAAAATATGCTTTCCGCAATGGGTAATTAATATCATTCATTCCGTTGCGTTGTTTAGGTCAATATATAATTGTTTCAAATTGTCCATGACGGCTGGATAAATAAACGGCTGTGGTTTGATTCCATTTCGCAAAATGCTCAAAGCAACGGCTTCAGCAACCATAAGCAAATCCGCCTTTTTTGTTGATTTTCTGCCTGTGTAGGAATTAGTAATTTGGGCCAAATTTTTACGTTTAACCCAATCCAAAATCCTATTCAAAAAATCATAATAATCGCCACGGCCTTTGCCTTTAAATTGAGCGGCAATTTGTTGCCATTCCGGCTCCAATCCGCCAACATATGCGGCAGCAAATTTTCGTGTCCCAAATTCGACATATGCCGCATAATCTGCGTTTACATTTACGGTGATTTCAAAATCCTTTTTTTCAAAATTTATTGACCGCGCTAAATTTCCCTCATTTTTAGGTGCCTTTTCTTTAGCCGTTTTTACAACCGTTAATCCGTATGCATTTAAAGCGGCGTTTACATTGCGTTTGAATTTTGCGGGTGAAACCTGCAATTGCGCAACTTCAATACCCTGTGCTTTAATATTAAATGTTGCCATCCACTTTTGTTGCGATTATTTCGTAAAATTGTTTCTTCCGTTCATTCGTCACCTTTATTGAATTGATTGCGTATTTGTCGCCCATGTATTCCAACGTGTAGTTGGATTTTATCGTCAGCAATTTGCGCATTTTGACCCTAACATCATATGTCCATTGCGTGATTGCTTCACTATCAATTGAACCCAAACCGGCAACGCGGTTCCCTGGGTTTGTTTCCACACTCGCCATTTGCTCCCACTCCGTGACATCGTCAACGAACTGGCCACCGGCGGAATCAATGCCGAATGTCGGGTAACTTACTTTTATCTTTCGGTTCAGTTGTCCAATCATGACACACGGCGTAAAGGTTTCAACAATGACATGGCAACCGGCGACATCGTCCCTTCCTTTTCATCGCCCCGGTGTTCGTATAAATAAGCAACCTGACACAACAACGCCCGTTTCAACACCTGTGGCAAATCAACATATCCGGCATTGTATTCAACTTCAATGTATGAATAAGCCGGCTCCGCTATTTGTTTGAAACGCGGCCCAACAACTTTGAATGTGGGTATGGTTTCCCCATCGTAATTTTTCATTGACGTGATGTCCACAACTGGGCCATATGGCAAATAAATGCCACCACAGGCATTGCACAATGTCACCGTCAAATCACGGTTGATGAACCCAATGTTGGTGTATTGCTCACACATTTGCCGGGCGGTTGTTATGAATGCTTCAACAATGGTGTTGTCCTGACCCAATGCATCAATCAAACAATGGTCCAGTGCTTCCTGTAATGTCACCGGTTCAACCACCGGGACGGGGTCGTCAAATCCAATGTCATAAATGCAATTGAATGTGGCACCTGGCCCCAAAGGGAATTGGAGTTTGTCAATGTTGTATCGGTAGTCCATCACTTACATTTGAAAAACCCCGCCCGATTTGGGCGGGGTCATGTTATCAAAAACACGGTTTGTCTTATGCTTTGTACACAAAATAATCGTTGCCGAAAATTGGAAATGCAATCCTTTCTTCAACCCGTACCGTCACATTATTTTTGCGTACGTTGTCATTATCCTGATAAAAAAATTCAACACGGACTGGGTCGCGAACGATTAAATTTGCGCCATTAAACCAATCACCAACAATTGACCTATTCACCGCCAAATTTGGATTTTTGAAAACAGGAATCCCGGCAATGAACATTTGTCCATTGTTTGTTGAAATTGCCGCATTGGTGGAATTTATCAAAATGTCAAAATAGGTTTTGTCATTTAGCAAAATACCATTTGGCACACGTTCCAAAACCGTCAATTGACCAATGTCGGCCAAAATTGAATTGACGCCGAATGCCTGGCCGGTAGTTGATGCGGTGCTATTTGCAATAATTCCAGGTAATGCGGAACCGTTCAACCCGTTAATCATTGCCAAATCTTCAGCGGTCAAAATTAACTCGGGCAAACGCCTTTCCAAATATGAAGCAAATGCGACAATGTCATCCATCATGTTCCGTGATACAACCATATATCCGGCCACAAAATTTGCCTTTGCACTATTTTGTGTATAGGTCAAATTCATGATTGGTTTTGCCGCGCCTTCAGCAATTGGGGTTGGATATTGCGGGATTGTTGTTTCATTTATATATACATAATCAGAACCTGACATCAAGCCCTGTGGCACCAAATCCCTGATATGCAAATTGCGATATGTAAGCGGAACAACTCCGGGCCTAACGGTTGCAACTGATGCATTGGCGGTCGGGAAATTCCCGGCAAACGTCATGTCTTTGGTGTCGGACAAATCCAACTTCAACGACTTACGTTTGCCGGAAAAAACTTCCTCAATGCCATCCCTTTGGTTTTCCATGGCCGTCAGCAATGCAGCGGCTTTTAACTCATTTAGGATGTCATTCATTGTTTGTTTGTTTTTAATGTTCAAAAATCTGCGTTCAATTAAGCGAAATCACCGGCAATGAAATAGTTGTTGCCGTAAATTGGCAGCGCAACCCTTTCCTCAACGCGGACGGTCACATTGTTTTGGCGGACGTTGGTGGAATCTTCGTAGAAGAATTCAACGCGTACCGGCTCACGGGTTATCAGGTTTGCACCCATTACCCAATCTCCAACAATGAAATTGTCTGCGGCCAATGCAGTTGATTTGAACACAGGAACACCGGCAAGGAACAATTGCCCATTGACGATTGTGGTCAGCATATCGGGCAAAGTGAATTCACCCGCAGTTGTTGCATTCAACATCATTGAATAATAATCGGCGGGGTTCAACAGGATGCCATTGGCTTCCCGGTCAAATCCTTCAAGTTGTCCGATTGATTCAATCAAACGTGAAACCTTTGCGGTTGCAGTTGATGATGCAGCGGTAAAATTACCGGTGTCCAGGATGCCCGAAAGTTGGGGTGATGTGCCTGTTCCGTTGATGATTTGATTGTCTTCGGCATTCAAAAGCAACTCCGGCAAACGTGTTTGCAGGTATGAACTGAAAGCCAAAATATCGTCCATCATGTTACGCGATGCAACCAAGAACCCGGCAATCCATTGTGCAGGTGATGCAACTTCGGCCAGGTTGATGTCAATTTGTGGCTTCAATGTTCCTTCAGCGGCCGGGCCAACTGGACCACCACTGATTGAACTTTCTTTCACATAATTATACGTTGAACCGGACATTGTACCGGGTTGCAGCAATTGCCGAATGTGCAATTTGCGGTTGGCTCCGGGGATGATGCCTGGGCGGACGGTGGCAACCGATGCGGACGCGGTTGGGAAATTACCGGCAAATGTCATGTCCTTCATTTCCTTAAGGTTCAGGGAAATGGATTTGCGGTGACCGTTTTTCATTTCCTTAATGCCATCACGGGCATCGTCCATTGCCTTCAGCAACACATCGCCGAACGCTTCGGGTTGTGATTGGTTGGCGGTTGTTCCGGTGTTTTTCACACGGGTTTGCACCATGTCCAGGGCCTTAATTGTGGCGTTCAAATCGGATTTGATTTCGGCCAGGTCGTCAGCACTTACTTCGGGTTTTGCCGATTTCAGCGATTCAATCGCTTCATTGATTGCGGCCATTTTTTCGTCCACGTTTTTGGCTGTGGATTGCTCCAGGTCGGCTTTCAGTTTGGTGAACTCGCCTTCAAGTTGTTTGATTATTTCGCTCATGATAATTGAGTTGAAAAGTTTTTGAATAATTGTTTTATGTCATCAATGTTGATTTGCTCCGGTTCCGGCAAAGTAACCCCATCGGTCGGCTTTGTGTCCTTTTGCATTTCAATAATGATTTGAGTAAGTTGTTTTTGTTCAATTAGCAACAATTCAATTGTTTCGTCCGATGCGGTTGTGTTGCGGCAAAATTTTTCCAATGCCTTGCAACGGGCCAACATACGGTCCAAATGCTGATTGGCAGTCAGTCCCTTCATGCCGACAATCGGGGTCATTTCATTTGCTCCCCATGCGGTTAGCGATGAACCTTCCCACAATTTCACTTCCGTTATTTCAAACCACCCTTTGCCTGGATTTTGCTGATATGTTTCAAAATCCTGCAACTGGTTTTTCTTTATGGTTTTGAATCCAATGGAATGTTCTGTGACAATGCCCGATTCCACCATTTTGATGAAATCCTGCCCCAACGTGTGGGACCCGGCTTTTGATTCGTAATACAAACCGCGGCCATCTTCCTTCAGCACCTGCAAAACGCCAGGCACCTGGCTGACATCATGATTCATTAAATGTTTGATTCGCGGCCTTGCCGATGCCGGGCCATTTTCCGCAATCGTTTTGGTGAATGCGCCGGGGCGGATGATATCGCCATCCGAATCCACGTTGTTGAATGAGTTGAAATAACCGCTGACAATTCCCTGTTTGCCATCCACATCCTTAATGGTTGCGGAAATGGAATCGGTTTTATATTGGTAAATGCTCATTTCGGGATAAAATTAAAAGTATTTTGATTCATTGCCGTTTCGTTTTTTCCCCACTCGCCAACGACATATTTGATTTTTTATTGCGAAACCATGACAATCCGCCCA